CAATACCATCACTAATGATATATCTAAGTCCGTCTCTTACAAGCAACTTGCCGATAACATGGCGATTATTACCACGTCGACTGCCCACGGGTTCTCAGAGGGCGACTACGTGACAATCTCAGGCATCAACGCAACCTTTAACGGCTCGTACTACATTGCGGATGTTCCTACGACTACTACCTTTATGTACGTCAAGGTTGCAAGCAACGTTGCGTACGGCGCAGACACAGGAACGGCGCTTGTTACAAACGAGTCTCGTGACACGCTAACATTATCGGTTACCTACGCAGACGCGTATGCCTACGCAGGCTTTGTTGACCCAGGTACGTGGGATCTTTATGCAGTACGGGGAACTGAAACTGTGTATATTGCGTCCGGTAACCTATCACTTAGACTTGGCGCCATACCGACACCTACATATACACTAGACAACTAGGAGACGCGATATGCCAATAACAGATGTCTCTACAGTATCAGAAGACGCGTTAAGCCTTAAGGTTTTTCTTGATAAAGTACTCGAGAAGACAATTAAAGTATTTGAAGAAAACAACGTCCCACTACCTTCTCGCAGGCTTTGGACTGTAGGCGAGCCTGCAATTGACTGCGAGCAACTGGTTGTTTCTTTCATGCAAATGTACTTAGGAACACCTGGAGACCAGGCAGGCACTCCACAACGTTGCACAATGCCAAGAAGTGCTGTTCTCACAATTTCTATATCGCGCGAAATTCCTGTCGTCGGACAGAACGGTAAAGCTCCTTCTGCAGACAAGATTCAAGAAGGTTCTGAAGCAGCTGTAGTAGATGCATGGATGTTCATGCGTTTACTTAATAGACTTGACCAATGGGAGCCAGACGAGTTTGGAATGGGCGTCATTGCTACAGCTGATAGCTCCGGGTTTGACGGTGGTTTTCAAACAACAGCTATGCAACTAACTATGGTCGTGCCATAATGCCACTTTTTGGAATTATACGTGACAGTCCGCTAATCTATTTGGGGCAACGGATAGGTCGTAGTGTTCAAAAAGCTGGCAGAGTAAGTGCGCCCAGTGTATCTTCAGGCATAGGTGTAAGCTTTGGGCCTACACGGGTAGTATTTCGTAAGACTACACTGGACTTTACTCTTAACAGTCCCTTCGGGCCTGTAGGACGTCATATGTATGTTCGAGGTCGTGCTATCGTTAGCGCTGCAAAAGCTCAAGTAGGAGTTGACACCGGTAGATTAAAGAATTCTATAAGTATGACGCAGTCACGAGCAGTGTACGGGCAGAGTATGACTATTGGGTCTCCGCTTAGATATGCTCTCGCCCATCACGAAGGTACACGTCCACATATAATTACTCCTAACAGGGCAGAGGTTCTTCGGTTTAGTTCTAGAGGTCGCGTAGTGTATGCACGCTCTGTGCGACACCCTGGAACTAAGCCTAATAAGTTCCTCGCGGACAACCTTTATTTGATAAGATAACCTAGAATTAAAGCACGTGCTTTAATAAAGACACCAACACAATACGGAGGAAGAAATAATGACCAAGTTCAAAGATTTTGGGTCCGAAGACACCGGCCAAAAAGAAGAAATATCTTTTAAGATTCACGGCGAGGAATTTTTTTGCCGTCCAGAGCTACAAGGAAAAGTTCTCTTAGACCTAGTTTCTAAGTCAAACTCAGATGATGCGGCAGAGGCTGCCAACTCTATTAGCTTCTTCTTTAAGCATGCTCTTATGGAAGAAAGCTACGAGCGATTTAACGCTCTACTTCTACACCCTGACAAGATTGTTCAGATGGAAAAACTAGGAGAGATTAGCGCCTGGCTAGTTGAGGGTTATACCTCACGCCCGACTCAGGGGCCAGAAGTCTCGTCTCCTGGGGAATAGATCTCTGGCCCTACGTTAATGGAAAAGCACTCGTGAACGGATTAAACTTAAAGGAAATGGAGGCAAGTGATATGCTCGACGTCTTGCACTACTTCTTTGAAGACGATCTGTTCTACTCAACTGTTGAACAGGCAGAGGGTAGAGATCGTTCCCGCGTAGCTATCTATCAAGACTTTTACAACTCTTCGTATGCCTACTCGACAACTTCAGGTTCTACAGCCAGCGGAAAAGGCTACACTAAGAATTTTGACGACTACGAGTTTATATCAGAAGAGGAAGAAGAAAAGATAGTTCCTTTTGATCCTTTGCAAAAGAAAAAAGAAACTAAGCCTTTCATCAGACCTACAGTAGTAAATGCCGCAGCGGACCAGCCATTTGGCAACACGCTTGACGGACCGATTACTAGAGGATAAGAAAATTAAAAACCGAAAGGAGGTGAGTAAGTGGCAGTAGTTGGCGATGCGTATATAGTCGTAAAGGCTATAACGACTGGCTTCGAAAGAGATGTGCGCCGTTCTTTAGGTGGCATAAATCTTGGATCTGACGGCCAGTCTGTGGGCGAGTCCTTTACAAAAGGATTTAGTAACGGTCTGTCTAAAGGGCTAGGCAAGAAGTTTGATTTCTCTGCAGGAGAAGCAGACGCAGCACGTTTAGCTTTTCAGACGTTAGTTAGAACAAGCTTTACACTTACCGCCGCCATCGGCCCTCTTATCGCAGGTCTTGGCTCTCTCGGTGGAGGCTTTGTATCTCTTGTTTCTATCCTAGGAGCTGCAACGCCTGCACTTGTAGTTTTGCCTGGAATACTTACAGCAATAGGTCTTGCGGCTATAACAACTGTTGCGGCTTTTAGTGGAGTAGGCAAGGCTGTTTCTGCTGGACTAAACCAGCAGAAGAAAGCAACGCAAGACAACACGGCAGCTAAAATTGCAGCGGCGCGACGAATTGAAGATATTGAAAAGCGCATAGAGAAGTTGGTCGTAGACGGCCAGCGTCTTGAGCGTGACCGCATTAAAGATTCAATTGAGGCAGAACTAGACAAGGCAAAGGCAATTGAAGAAGCAAACGCAGATGAAGGAGAGGCGTATGCCAAGCTAGCCTCTGTAAAAGAAAAAAATACTGAATCAATGATTGAGGCGAACAATCGCCTTAAGGATGCACAACTTGAACTTACAAAAGCATTGGAAGACGGCCGTGAAGAAATTCAACAGATTGGCTTTGACGCAGAGGATGCAGCGCTTTCAGAGAAGCGCGCATCTATTACTCTTGAAAAGGCTCGTGAGACCTTACAGCGTACTCAAGATCTACCTCCAAATTCCCGCGCTCGTCGTGAAGCACAACTTGCGTTTGCTGAGGCTGAACTTGGTCTACGCCGTGCTAAGGATAAGAATAAAGATCTTCAAAAGCAACAAGATAAGCTAGCTGGAGATCCTAAAAATACAGAAGGATACATCAACGCGCTAGAGCGTCAAGAAGAAGCACAGGCAAACGTTGCTCAGACAGCGCGTGATGCCTTACGTAGCCAGCAGGCAGCTGAGGCAAATATTGTATCTGTAAAACTAGCAAATACAGAAAAAATTCTTGCCGCAGAGCAGAAGATAGCCGATGTTAAACAGCGCTATCAAGACCGAGAAGCAGACATCATCCTTCAAATTCAAGATGCGTACGATGATCTTGAGCGAGCAATGGAAGATCAAGCAAAAGCAGCAGAAGGAATTGCCGCGGGTGTTGATGCATACGCAAATGCGTTAGATGGCCTATCACCTGCAGCGCAAGAGTTTGTTAAATATCTTGTAGACACCTTCATCCCTGCACTCAAAGATCTAAGAGACGCAGCTGCCGCGGCTCTACTGCCTCTTATTAAAGACGGTCTTGAAAAGCTAAGAACAGAGCTATTTGATCCGCTAAAACCCATGCTTGCGGGCCTTGCAACTTCTATCGGCACAGCATTTAACTCAATTATTGACGCTATAGTCAAACCAGAGAACATTAAAGATCTTGAAAAAGTATTTGAGACTTCAGGCTACGTCGTTGAAGGTCTTGGAAAAACAATAGGAAGCGTCTACGATTCTATTCTTTCTATCCTTGTTGCGGCAGATCCTCTTATTCGCAAGTTTACAGACTTCTTAACTAAGAAAACTGCGGACTTTGCAAAATTCTTAAACGCAGGACAGGCTAGCGGAGAGCTAGAGGCATTCTTTACCAAGGCAGGAAATATCGCCGCTCAGTTGAGCGGAGTGTTTGGAAATCTATTTAGCGGAATATCTAATGTAATCAGCGCCAACTTCCAACCTGGCGGCGGAGGATACATCGTCCTCGAGTGGCTAGAAAAGATTACAGGCAAGTTTGAAGCGTTCTCGGGCTCG